CAGATCCACCACTTCGCCCACCGGGTCGCGGGCCGTGATATTAGACACAGTGCGCTCGATATTGGCAAAATAGAGATTGGCCGGCGTCATGTTCTGTTGGTTGCTTCGACCGTTGCCGTCCTGCCTCTGGCCCCGGTACGCCGCATAATTCCGCATGGCTGTTTCCGGAACATCCAGCCGGTCTTTTTCTTTGCGGGCGATCTCAAATAGCTCATAGGCGAACTCGCCAACGTCTTCATGGCCCTTCGGCGGGATGTTCATCAGGTTCCAAATGCTGTTGTCTTTCATTTATTTTTCTCCATGGCTATTCCGCATATGGCTCGTCAGCCCGGCCAGCGATTTACATTCTTTGCCGCAGTGAGGGCAGGTTAAAGGGCTATCAATAGCAGGCATTTTATGTATCACTTCAACCGTTTCCTCGTCTTCAGATTCAAATTCCGCATCAATCACAGCTTGGTTCCGGGCCTTAACCGGGTCAACCGGCAATGGCAATTCTTCCGGCAACACGATCAGCCGATTACCGACGACCAGTTTTCCCGCACAATCGCAGCACTCCATGAATGCCGCACCGATTGAGGACGTACCTTTAACCGTGCCGAACGTCATCCCGCCTTTATGTTTCGGGTTTCGGAGCGTGACCATGCCGCCATGAGGCATAATGTCCGGATTGTATTTGTCTGTGGTGGTGTAGGTATTTTTACGCTTGCATTTTGGGCATTGGACTCTCATTATGCACTCCCTGTGATGGTAAACTTAACTCGGCCCCAAAAGGTAAGGTTGGTTATTTTCTCAAGAGCTTTCCGGCTTTCTGCAACCTCTTTAACCAACCTGGTTTTTTCTTTTTCCTGTGCCTGTAATAGGTTGTCCTGACGGTTAATAAAGATTTGTTGGTTTCTTATTACCTCAAGGGGAACCCCAATCGCTTTTTCAACCTGCTTCGACCACCCAATATAAACCCGACCAATAGCAGGCGATATAAACTCTGTGCCGTTTATCGCCTCAACTATAACATCGGACCGGCACATAGTGGGCTTCCCGTCTAACCCCTGTGCCCTTAAATTTGGTATGCTGTCTCTATAAATTGACAACTCGACATGATCCCGGTCCCCAACATCAACTATCTCAATGCTCTTGACTATCAGCATATCAAACCCCCTTGCTCAACAGGCTGTTTAAGAACCGATCAGCCCGCGCCATGGTCTTTTCATCCATCGCCGGAGTGGGCTCGGTTGGCAGGCTGTCGATGTCATTTATCCGGAAAACCTCGCCCTCCGGTACTTTACCTGTGAAGCTCTCCCGGCTCCCGGAGCCGATGGAAACGCCCCGATGGTGAATGTACGCGCCGAGCCATAACCCGCCGAATGCCATAGCCCCGGCAATCAGCATGAGTGATATTGACATTAAAAATAGATCAAGCATTAAACATCTCCCCTCAAATTAAACGAATTATCATCTTGCCGGTGTCCCATCCACATGGTGCGCCCCAACAGCGTATGAATCAGACCACCTACGGCCATAACTGCCGGGTCATCCTGCCCGAACTCCCGCAGCCGGGCCTTGAGTGCTTCCGCTTTCCCCAGGTATAGCCGCAGATTATCCTTTTGCATCACAGACTTTAACGCCCGGAGATAGATTTCAAATCGATTCTTAAGGCTGTAATCATCCGGAGGCGCGATCATCAGCGCGTTGTCCTCGCCGCCCATGCGTATTAATTCCTCATTTTTCAGGGCCAGCGCCGTCATAAACCTTTCCGGATCTCCGTACCATGCACTGAGCAAATCGCCATTAAGCCGATGGCCCCAGCGCTTACGCATTTCAACACAGTGCGCCAGTAATCGCGGCACGTCCATCTGTTGATACTCTTCCAGCACATAAAACTCAGCCTGTCGCGCATCAAACCTTGCCGCTTCCGCATCATCCGGGCGGACAATGCCGATAATAGCAGCGTAACCCGGTTGCCCTTCGCCTTTGGCTGATACTTCATCCGGCCAGCCAATACAGGCGACCAGATCATAAAATAGCATCCCGGTGTCTGTGTTGCGATACCACCATGGGTTTTCAACGATTTCAACGCCCTGGACCTCCGCAAAATCCAGTCGGGCTTGCAATGTTTCAAACGGGTGCGGGTGTGTGATTAGTTTAATCACCATGGCCCACCGTCCGCCGGGGTTCGTCGGCATACACCACGTCATCAAAAAACTGACCAGCCCCCGCGAATGTCTGACGCAGCGCATCCGCCTTATTCGGAGACCGGCCTAAAATTTCCTTTAAATCATCCTGGCTGGACACAACAATCTTACCCTCTTTAATCTCATAAATGGGCGTGAGCAATTCCTCGATCAATTCTTCATCCGGCGGCAACATGGCCGAATTGTCGGCCCGCAGCCATTCCCGCAACTGCCACCACAATTGGTCCCTCAAATGTCGGAACTCGCCAATATCAATAGCGATTGTCGGAGAACATGCACCTTTGACGCCGATAGCCACACAACCAAGCGTCTGCATGTGAGGCGCGACACCTGATCCTACGCCGGTAGCGTCCACCCTTGCCGATGTCACCCGATCATGAGATTTATACCATTGCGCAGCACGGAGCCCGGTCTCGATCATATCAATCCCGCCCCATAAATCCCGCTCAGGCTTAAACGCCGTGACGTATCCACCATATCGGGCCACCGCTGCATTGTAATCGTTGCCGAACTCCGCACAATCCAGGCCCATAATGCCCTCGCTTCCAACAGGCGGAATATCCCCGAATTGAGACACATAGGCGTCATGTCGTGATCTTGCCCGGCTAACCCATTCCCGGCTGATTAACTGGTTGCTGCCCTGTGCCGGATACCGACCTAAAACCATGTAGGCCAGTGCAGGATTAACAATCACATATTGCCCAGGCTGTAATGGAGGATAAAAACCGCCGCCTTTGCGCTCTGCAATGGCATGATTGAGAAACTCCGGGAGGTCAAACAGGGATTCAGATTCAACCTTTTCGCCCGGCACGAACGGCCGCGCCCACTCGTTAATGCGCCTGACCGTTGTATCCCGGTTTACGGCCCCAGGGATAACATCGGTGCCGGTGATAACATTTGGATGGTTGAACGCGGATAGGTAAACGATATTGGCCTGCCTGTCCCTTACCATGCGATAAACAGCCCCGGAGGTTTGCCGTGGGTTGAACATAATCAACATGCGAACGTGACCGCCCGACATACAGGACTCAGTGCCACGGTACACACAATCAGGGAGCGCGTCGCCCTCATCAAAAATAAACAGCATGTGCTCTTGATGTTTCCCGGAGAACTTCGCTTCCTTTTCTTGGTCTGTACCGCTGGATGGGATGGTAACGCCGATTAAATATTCTTCTGACGCCCGTCGGATATCCATTGATGTGATGGTATCGCCAGCGAATAGAGCAGGGTTTCGATGGGCGATACTGCCGATTTCACCCCATAGCAGGTTTTTTAGGTTGTCCAATGGGGGAGCCGCAGCCGTGAAAACTTTGCATTCTTGGTGGGCTTTATAAAACCATGTCGCCACCCTAGCCGCGCCATGCGTCTTTCCCGTTGCATTGGCGGATATGGCAACCGTAATCATATTGTCTCTGACAGATTCCATCATCCGGACAACATCATCGGTTAATTCTTCCCGCAGCACTTCCCGGCAAAATCCGGCTGGATCTTGTTGATATTTGGTGTAATCGGTGGACTGTGCAAGGGTTTGGAGAAACTCAGGAGATAATTGAGCAAACAAATCAGCAGCTATTTTTTGATTTTGGGCTATTTTTTGTTGTTGCATACAGCCTGCTTTGCCATATCAACCAGTCTATTTTTGATATCCGCCGCCATTTCGGGAGGCATGGATGCCAGTATTAAATTTAGCGTTTCCTCATTCAACCCCCGCTTGTTGTCTTCCGCATATAACCCAAAATGCTTTGCCAACTTATCAAGAGCCTGGCCTTTATCCCAAATCTTGACTTTTTTAATTGTCTCTACTTGCCTGTCTTCCCCGGAGCCTGAAAAGGATTGACTAACATCAATGCCGCCGATGCACGCCGCCGTGTCATCATCCAAATCTTGGATGGGGATTAGGGAGCCATCAGAATTGAAAAGTTTTTTGGCGTTAAACTTTGCGAGTTTGTGGATTTCCCGGAGAGTCCAATCTGCTGTTATTTCTGTGCGCTGTTGCTGTCTTTGGAGGGAAACATTCAAAGCAGCTTGAATTTGAGGTTTTTTTAGGTTTTCAGCACCAATAAATGGCGCTGTTTTCGGAGAGTACCCGGCAGTTAAAGCGGCCCGGCTTGCATTGAGATCAATCAGGTATTCATCAATAAACCGTTGCTGTTTTGGAGTGAGTTTTTTATCCATATATCTCAAATTAAAAGTTTATGATGCAAAACTGTATCACATTAATTATGAGACAGTCAAGCAAAAAAAAATAGCCGGAGGTTTTCGCCCCCGACTATTCGATTTAAGTTA